AGATCTTCTCGCCGTTCTCGACGCGCTTGATCTCTTCGACGTATCGCTCCAAGCCAAAGCCGAAGTCGCTCTGCGCCGGTCCCGCTTTGCCGTCCATCTTCTTGCCGTCCGGCAGCGCCCACTCTCCGGCATATCCGATAGATGGGATATAGTCGTCCATGCTTGGCCATTCGCGGTAGATGATGCAGCGACCGGCCGAGTCGTGGACGGACCAGAGCTGAAACCAGTTTCTTCCGCTGGCCGGATCGACCCAGTGATACCGCGTGCCCTCCGGCACGTCGCTGTGCCTGATGACGTGAACCTTCTCGTTGAATAATGGGAAGCGGCCGGAGATGGCCTTGGTCGGCACACCATAGGCGCGACAAAGTATCCGCTCGCGGGTCTCATTCTGCAGCTCCTTGCGCATACGAGACCATCCGGCCCATGGATTGGCGCGCGTATGAAAGTAGAGCACCGGCCGGTTGCGCGTGCTCATCTGCAGGATCGGGACTTTCTCGTATCCGGTGATGATTTGCTCGCCGTCCTTCTCTGCGCGCTTCGGCAGCAGCTCGGCGTCGGCGTCCTCGACCGTTTTTGCGCCGTTCAAGTAGGACGCGACGGTCGGACTGTAGCCTTGGACCGGCGTGAACGTCACCGCGAGCTTGCCGTTGCGGTCTACGAGACGAAATCGCAGCGTTTCGAGCAAATCTAGACCGACCAGCTCGTCGCACCATGCCATATCAAGCTCGGCGCCTTCTATGACACTCAAATCTTGTGCGTAATTTTTAAAGCAGCAGATACTGCCGTTGGGTGCCACGAATTTGGCCTCCCAGAAACCGTTTTTGACCGTGTAGCTGATGTTGGTGACCTGACTTTTGCGCGCATTGCGCCACTCAGGGGGCATAAACTTCCACAGACGCGGCTGCTGCGACTCAATACTGGTCGCGGACGTCTCGGCGAAGCACCAGACGACAGCTCCGGCCTTGCTGTGCATCAATTTGATGACTTCCTTCGCCGCCCACTCCGTTTTTCCGCTTCTGTTTCCGCCCATAACGAGCAGCTCTCGGTGTTTATCGAGGAGTTCGCTGGCCTTTTTCCATAGCGGCGGCACATAACCAAAGCGGAACGGATCGCTCGCCTCGCGCGCAATCAGCTCTTCCCTCGTTTTGAGATATTGCCAGCCTTCCTCCGGCCCCAGTTTGCTCAGAAGATCGGTGTCGATCTTCATCACAGGGTGCTCGGTCGGCTGAAACCGTTGTTTCTGCTCGTTCACTCCCTCCGCGCAGGCTCCGCTGCGCTCTCCCCTCTAAAATGTAATGGGCGCTGACTGGTTGACGCGCGGTCCCTCCCAGAACCGATTTGTTAAGCCGTGTCAGCGCCCAAAGTTGCTATGTCTAAAGTCGGATTCTCTGAAAAATGGAACTGGTCGCTGCGGACGTGCAGCGGCTGGCCGGTGGACTCCGGCACAAAAGTCCAAATGTCGTTCGCCATGCCGCCCTGTGGCTGGACGTAAAGCAGCCACGCGGTGCCGACACCGGCGACCTCGGCGCGCATTGGATATGGTGACCAGCTAATCATGATTCTGACGCCCTTTTCTCGGCGTAATCGCGGATTCCCTTGATAAATTCCAGCGACGCCTCTTGAACGATGCTGTTGAGCCAGTCGTTGCAGGCTTCGGCTACTTCTTCCCAAGCCTCTTTGAGTTCGCGCCGCGCCCTGTTGCGCTCGGTCTCAAGGTTTCTGGCAAAATTCGAGAAGACGACTTCGGGACCGATGCGGTCCATCATGAACATCGCCTTGTCTGTTTCTGGTGTTGTGCTCATGGCGTTATAGCGAGGTCGTGCACATGGTCTGCGGACGATACTTGAAGTAGTCTTCAACCTCTTGCAGTTGAGAGACTTGATGCTTGTGCACAGGATCGCCGCATTTGAGGGCAAGTTCCTTGGCCAACTGCAACGAAAGCTCCCTGAGTGAATGCCGCTCTTTCTCTGCTAACTGTGCGCGGATGGTTAGGTCTTTGATTTCGCGCTCGGCCTCATAGACATCGCGTTCAAGTTTTCTGGCAAAATTCGCCGAAACAAGCTGCTTCTCTACGGTGATTTCGCCGCCTTGAATCCCAAATCTGACTACGGCCTCTATGCTTTTGAGGACTTCTTGGTCTGTAAGTGGTGTATCGCTCATGTTCAAAAATAAGACAGGGCCACCGGCATTTCAGCGCCCAGACGCGCATTGGAGCCGGTGATGGTTAGCGTTCCCTGTCTGTTGACCACTTCGCCTATCTTGCGAAAAGCCGAAGGGGCTTTTGTCAGCGAGGCGGCACCTTTGTGACCGGCGCCCGCGCTATGCCATTGGCATGGTTCCCAGACATCATCGGGGTGTTCGCTGCGGACTGCCGGATTGTTTTGCCGGAGACGGTGCTGCAGCACCTTTTCAGCGCGCGGGTTGCCAAGGTTGCGGCACACCATACGGTGACCTCCCGACCTCGATGTGGCGGCGACCGAGTGTTCCCAGTCCATACCGCTCATCCGTGTAGCCGCGCTGTCCGGCAAAATATTAAACATTGGCAACCCTTTCGATCAATGCTGTGAATTCGGACACAGGAATCTCCACGCATGGCTCACTGTCCGCCGCGCAGCGTCCCAACGGTCGCTTGAAAAAGCCGACCGGATATTTTTTGCGCGTAATCGGCACTTGGTAAATTCCTTCGTCCCATTCAACGATGAGCGTTGTCGGCATCACGTCGCTAAACTGCGCAACGTGGACGTATTTCTGCAGGCTCCACCTAAACGTCGGATATTTGTTCTTCGAGTTGTAGCGGCGCCGCGCTTCGACCAGACGCTTGGCTACACCGTTGCGCATAAAGACGGCGTCCACCGGATACGCCTTGCTGCAGCGCTCGACTTGGTAGCCGTATTTGTCGGCGACCTCTTGCAGCATGCGTGCCTCGACCTCTCGGTGTTGTTCGGTTTCAAAATACATAGAGCGGCTCCTGTTTTATGCGGTTACAGGAGCGGGGTGATGAAATGACCAGACCACAACGTCCGCCGCATTCCCTGACGCTCTAAAGTTTGATGGCGCCCCACTGGTCGTGCTCCGTGGGGCTGGGCATACCGGCTTGCTCCGAGGCGCACACCACCATGCGCGCCTGCACGAACCCGCTTTTGCCATCAGAAAATTCATTTAAATTTAAAACCCGTTGTCTCTTCGATGTTGCGCCCAATCAAATGAGTCTGACCCCTTAGACGCATTACAACTTCCGCAAAGCGGCTGAATGTTGCTTATTAGGTCTGATCCGCCGTAGCTGATTGGCAAAATATGGTCTTTTTGCAGCTTTTTGCTTTTTTGGCCGCAGCAAACGCATCTATTGCCAAATTCGCGGCACAATTCTTTCCATTCCCATTGCTTATGCTTGCCCTTGCCTCTGGCGACCATAAGCCGAAGCCGCCTGTAAGTTTCGCCTCTAGCCGCGGCTTCGCCGATCCCTAGCTGAATTCCATGTATCCAAGTGATGTATTCTTCCGACCACTTGTAAAACTTGCTGTTTTGCTCAATGTGTTTCCAGAAGTGCTTAATCGCAAAATTCACACCTTCATCAAAAATGCTTAATTCTTGATGAGGCCGAATGTGGTATTCTTTTGGATGACACACAGTCATTTTGCCGCCTTCCTCCGCGCAATCTCCGAGGCCAGCGCCTTGGCTTTTTTGCTGGCTTCCTTGGCGACAAGCCTTGCCCTCTTCGTCTTTAGGAAGCTGATAGTCTTGTCGATCTCGGCGATCTCCGGCGTAAGGATGTTGAAGTTAGTCATAAAGTCAGGGCTGAACGGTGATATGCCACAAGCCGATCTGCGCGATGGCATAGCCAAACCACACGATGCCGTTCCAAAAATTGTGCTGAATGAATGCCTGATCGACGGCTACGGCAAAGTAAGCCAGTCCGACCAAGGCGATGAGAATTGCGGACGTCATTCCATGACCCTCCTCCATTTGTCGCGCCACATGCTGCGCGCCATGACTCCGGCGGCTTCGTCTACGGCTTCCTCGCTCAGGTGAGGGAAGACGTCGTGGAGCAGCTCATGGACAATGGTGTCCATCTCATCAACGCCGCTTTGCCGCGGATCGATGTACACGCGACCATCGCCGAGAGTTAAGCCATCCGCTTTCTCGCGGCCCAACTTCCGGCGGATGATCGCTATGTATTTTCTACGCGGCATTAGGCTTTGGCGTTGCACTCGGCTCCGCACGCGGCGTATCCGGCGACATCGATCCAGTTGTCTTGCTTTGGGCGGTGAGCTTGGCGCGCGATTTTCACGCAGATCATCAGCGCAGCGATGTCACCGGCCGTCACTTGGACGGTGTAGCCATTGCTGCGTGTCAGGTATGCGCTGATCATCGCGGCCTGCGTGGCGAAGTCATCGTCCGGCGGGCCGTAGTCCTCGTTGCGCGCTCCGCAAACGGCGGACGAGGCAGCGTCGAGTGTCTCCTTTGCTGTTTTCATCAGGCGGCTTTCTTGTAGCGAAGCGTTTTGTAGTGAAGGTTGAGGCGTGCCTCGAACAGCTCCCACTCGTTGTCCGAAGAGAACATCCACTCGATGCTGTGATCGTTTGCCTTCTCCTTGCCGATGCGAACGACCGCACGGCGCTGAACCTTCTGGTCCGGCCGGTTCTCATTCCATAGGCGCTCATAGGCTGCGAGCTGCAGCTTCTGCGACAGGTAAATGCCGCTCGATGTCTTCCAGTCGAGCAACACGATGCGGCCTTCCTTGTCTACGGACGGCGCGTCAATCGTGCCGCCAAACAAGTGTTGCTCGCTGACGAGCTGCACTTCCGGTTCCAGCACCGTGAGACCCTGCTCGTTCCAGAACGACAGGAAGTTATTGAACGCGACGCCCGCCTTCTCGATGTCGGCCGGTGCGAACTCGGAGAGGTCAGCCGCCCAACCGTGGAAAAAGCACTCGATTAAGAAGTGCGTGATCGTCCCGATGTCGGCCGCGCGGTCGCGCACCTTGCGGTAGTCTTGGTTTTTGTTGCCGAGACCCCATGCCCAGTGGATCAAGTTGCTCTGATCGTCGCCGATCTTGGAAATGGTCGAGGCGCCGACCACCTGCGTGCCGTCCTTGAGGATATACTTCTGATGCGCTTTCAGTTTCTCCAAACGTACGAGTTTGCGTCCGTCTGCAGCGAAGCGCTCCGGCGCAGGCTCCGCGGCCTTGGCCGAAGGGGAGCGGCGTTTTGCCGCCCCCCTTTTGCGTGCAGTGGTTGCCATGGCTACCACTCGACCTCTTCGTTGTTGGTTCCGGTTTTGACCGATGCGCGAGGCGCCTCAGTTACCTCGAAGCCGTAAGCCTCGGCAGTGCCGCCGCTGCTCCAAGTGACGAGATCCAAAATCTGGACAGCCTTGGGCTGCAGCGTGATTCCGGCGCCGAGCGACGCGGTGTACCAAAAGTAAGGCACCACAGCGACCTTGAGCTTGCTGCCGCCGCCGATGTTTTCGTTGGTGATCTGACCGGACGCATCGAACAGTTTTGGCTGGCGCGTGTAGGTCTCGCCGTCTTTGCTCTTGCCGGTCGCTTTGACTTTCAACTTAAGCTGAACCAGTCCGTCGTTCTCGCTCCACGGCGCTGCGTGGATCTTGAGCGTGTCTTTTTTCAGCTCGCGCTTTTTGTCGGCAACGAACTCCGAGAACATGGCCTCGATCTGTTTGAGAAACGGCTCCGCGTCTTCGGCGGACATTTCGAGGTCTACTTTGTATTGGCCCTCCTCGGAGAACTTAGTGTCCGGCGAGTTGAGTCTGGGGTAGCGAGCAACGCCCGCGGGTGTGGTTAGGGTTTTATTCATTTTGTGTATGTGGGTTTGGTGTTTTTGGTTGGATGGGAAAGTCGCTGTGGCGCATGAGTTCGCAGAAGTCCTCGAACGTGAGGGTGACCAGCATGCGGCAGTGATCCTTGCGATGGATCACGGCACAGTTTTTGCGCTCGGCGTCGCGGTAGGCTTGAGCGATAGCCGCATCGAGATCGAATCGCGCGCGTCCATGGCGCTTGCACTCGAAGTGCCAATCCGGCAAGCAGGGCACGATGACGTCAGGCGCACTGATCCCCCAAGATCCTTGGCTGACTTGCGCGCCCCGCTTGGCCGGAAAACCTTCGGCGGTCAGA